ACGGGGAGTCCTGCAGATTCGGGTCGTTGCTGAAAAGCGCCATGGCCGCCGGTGCGCTGATGCGCTTTCCGAAATCTATGTCCGTAAGATAGCCGGACTCCAGCGCCCCGCGCTTTACAAAGGGCGATTTCCAGTTGAAGACGCCTCCGTAGGCCTCGTTAGGCCTGTACATCGAACCCAGCGTGGCAAGCGCCGCTGTGGTTCCTGCCAGTACCGGGAAGTTCTCGCTCGCCTCCCCGTTCTCGATGTCGTCCAGCGTCTCGTCCAGGTCGCTCTTCTCGACCTCCGGCTTGTTGCTGAACACCCTGCCCAGCGACCTCACCGTGGACACGAAGGGACGGCGGAACACGCTGGACACTGCACCTGCGCCCAGACCCGCCAACAAGGCGGCTCCGAGCGGGGTGACAGTGGCCTTCCTGAACTTCTCCACTGCCGTGGATATGGGGTTGTCCTTGCTCATTGTCCGTCTATGGATGTATGCGCGTCAGCCCTGCCCGAACACGCTGCGAACGATGTCCTCGTCATCGTAGCCCCTGCCTCGACGCCCCCTGCCATAGTCGTCGTCTTCCTCCTCGTCGCCGCCTCCCATCAGGCTTCCCATCATGAGCGCCCCTCCGCCTATCGCGATGGCAGCAAACGCCCAGAAGGCCAGCGGGTTGGACGCGATTCCGGCCATTCCCTGCCAGCCCTGCATGCGCATCCACAGGCCCACCGCGACGGGGAACCCCTTCAGCGGATTCTCGGCGCACATCTTCCACAGCCTTGTCTTGGCAGCTCCCATGAACTTGTCCTCAAGGACCTTCCTGGTGGCCGGGCTGAGGGAGTCCGCGAACTTCTGTCCGTCTTCAGTGAACAGCATGGCGCCGAACCTGTCCATGTGGTCCAGGTCCATGTTGTCCATGAACTTGCCTATCTGCTCCTCGGACATGCCCGTAAACCTCGTAGTCATCTCGTTGAAAAGCTTCGGATCGGCCTTCTTCTGAGCACCGTAAGTCTTCACCCCGTCGAGGAAGTCCACAAAGTAGTTCCCATTGCCCGTCAGCTCGGAAAATACCTCGCCAGACATCTCCTTTCCCACATCCCCGTCTGAAATCCTTCCGTTGACCGCGATGGCTGCAGCCCCCTTCGGGTCGGCCTTCAGTTCCTGCTTCACACGTTCTCTGACTTCGGGGCTTGCTTCGGAGAGCTTCTCAAGGTCCTTGCCGTAGTCGGACAGTTTTCCGCTCTTTGCGGATTCCAGAGCCCTGCGCGTCCGCCACGCGGAGTATTCACCGTACGCGGCGCGGAACTCCGGGCTCTTCTTCTCCAGTCTCGCCAGGAAGCCCGCGTCCCCCTGGAAGAAGTGCCTGATGCCCCTTCCGTATGTGCTGCCGCCCTGCCGTGCATCCTCCACCGTGGCCAGCGTACTGAACAAGCTGTCCTTGTCCTCGTCGGACAGGGACGCGTCGTTGAGCATCTCGGGCACGAGCTCTGTACTGCCTGCTAGGAACATGTCATGGTACACCGATTTCATTGTGTCCCTGGATGCGCCGAGCTGCTCCATACGGGCTTCGACCTCATCGCCCGACATCGCCTTCCAGTCCACGTCCCTGAACTTCTCGGAAAGCACCCGCAGCTTGTTCTTCTGAAGCATGTCGACGGCATTCCTCTTCTGCAGCATGCCGTATATGTCGTCACCTGTCAGGTTGTTCTTCTCTGCGTACACGGCCCATTGTTCCGGAGTGGTTTTCGGATCCAGCCCAAGCTCCTGCCTTACGAAAGACCATTGCTCCGCAGGCAGGGACTTCGGATCCATTGCCGCGCTTGAAATGCTGTTCCAGTAATCTGAATTCTTGTCGATTTGTTCCTGCCGCCATGTCTGCCCCCTTGACAAGTCAGCCTGGCCGCTGTCGAAGAACCAAGTCGGGGCATGCAGAACCTTGTCCGTTATCGGGTAAATCTGCGTGGGCCTTATGGCATAGTTCCACGGCCTGCCGTTCTGGACGTTGTCCCTGGCCTGCATCGCTATACTAAGAGCACCGAACGGCGCACTGTACGCATGCATCTTCCACAGGCCGTTGAGCACCTTTCCGGCAGTCCCTTCCGTCGGTATGAACTTGCCGTTCACGAAATTCAGAAGGGCGCTTCCAGCCTTGGTCTTTGAAAGCCACGCAGGGACGCCCGTCATTCCCATCCAAGTCGTCCATTCCGGCATGCTACCTGCCAGGTTTCCGACGTTGGACATGCTGCTGCCAAGCAAGGCCACGTTCTCGTTCCGGCTTTTCTGCATGGCGTTGCCAGCTGCGTCCATGCCAGCCCCTATCCCCTTGTACAGGTATCCGGAGGACAGGGCCATCTCCAATGCCGTCCTCTTCGTCGCCCCCTGTGTCGCCAGCTGCAGCGCCTTGGGAGTGCTAAGAACGCCGGATACGGCTACTCCGGGTATCCATGCCGCTGCCCCCGCTGCCTTTCCTGCAAGCTCCGCGCTGCGCATCCTGTCGGCGAATTCTGCAACCGTCATACCGTTCTCATACGCGCCTTGCGAATCCTGCGCTTGAGTGGAACCGGAAAGATAGTCCATGAACGTCTCATACGGAGAGCGGTGCCCTGTCATATGCGACGCCATGCCCAGTGGCTGCGTTACCAGGCCTAGCGGGCTGTAGTCTACAAACGTCTTCAGCTTCTGCTTGTGCGCAGCTATGTCGGCGTTGATCTCGGCCTCCTGCCGGTGGAACGCCTTGTCGTCTATGCCAAGCCGCATGGCGTAGCGGTTGTGCGCAAGCTGCATGTTGCGCAGCGCCGTGTCATGCTGCTTAGACCATGCGTCGTACCGGTTCTTCGCCTCGGCGTATCCCTGGTCGCCCTCCTTCAGCTTGCCCAGGGCCTCTCCGGCCTCCTGCCAGCCCTTCTGCGCCTTGCGCCAGTCCTCCCGGGACTTGTTGTAGGACGCGTTGAGCTCGTCCACTGGCGTGGACATCGCCTGGGAGCGCATCCTGTGCGCCCAGTACGGGTCGTTCGGGTTGTGCCACGCCGGCGTCTTCTCGCCCTGTCCGTCTGCCTTCTTCTCCATGTTCCTACCCCTGCGGCTGGCGCGACTGGGCCACCGCGTCGGAGGCCACCTGCTGCGACATGTTGCTCATCATCTCCTTGACCTGCGCGTGCAGCGACGGGTTCGTCGCCTTGAGCTGGACAAGCTGCTGCCTGCGGATGTTGGGCGGCGCATTGTACAGCTGCTGCGCCATGTCCTGGGCCTGCTGGTAGAGCTGCTCGATGGTGGCCGACTGCGAGTTGCCCTGCGAGAACGGCATAGCGGGCATCGCGCCCGGCATCGGCGCACCGCCAGCCGACGGAGCCATCGGCGCGGCGCCCTGCTCTGGCGGCATGCCGCCCTGGGCCTGCTGCATGGCCATGTCGATGTTGGCCTGCGCCTGGCCGACGCCCAAGGACGCCGCCGGCGGCAGCACCGACTGCACCATCTCCATGCCCTCCTGCTCCTGCTGCTGCTCCATGGCGATGTCGTTCTCCAGCCGCGCCTCCTGCATGCGCATGCGGGCGTCGTCCTCGAAGTCCACGCCGTAGCTCTTCAGCACCTTGGTCTTGGCTATCACGCCGCCCTGCATCAGCCCCACCAGCGTCTGCTTGTTCATGTCGTCCTCGACGAAGGACGTCACGTCCAGGCTGCAGTCGATGCCCTCGTACCTGTGGGCGTCCGCCACCTTGTCCGACACCCACCGGGTGAACTTGCCAAGGCTCTTGGCGAACGGGCACCAGTTCCTCTCGAACATCCTCAGGCCCATCGAAGGGGCCACCACCTGCACGGAGGTCATGCGGAACTCATTGGGGATGACCATGTCCGACAGCGTCTGCGCGGTGTACCACTCTATCAGGTCCACCGGCGCGAGCATCTTGGCGTCGCCGCCTATCATCGTCACGTCCACAGGCACCGGGGACACGACCCACGTGGTCGGGTTCTCCTTGACCTGCTTCAGGGCGCCGCCGATGAAGTTGCGGAACATGCCCCCCGGCAGCGGCATCCTGTTGGGGTCGTCCACTCCGGCCTTGAGGTTGCCCGCCTGCGGCGATATGATTCGCGTCGGGGCGATGTAGTCCATGACAATCGCCTCGTTGAACTTGTCGAGGTGCTGGAGGCGGACGATGTTGTCGAACGACGACAGGAACAGCGGCGCTCCCCAGCCCTTGTACATGCTGTCCAGCGGAGACAGCGTGGTGGTGCGCATCGAGAAGAACATGCCGTCGGGGAACTCCACCAGCTTGTCCGGGCTGGAGGCGGCCTCGATGAGCTTCATCGGCGTGTCCACGAGATAGGCTGCGTCGCCCCTGCGGATGGCGGTGGCGGCGTCCTCGGGAATCTTGTAGAAGTACTTGTACGTCCCCGTCAGGCGGTTGAACTGCACGCGCATGTCGCGGGGGTCGCGGAAGCAGAAGCGGATGCGGCGGCCCTGCTGGTCCTGGGTGGCGGTGTCCTTGACGTTGTAGACGACCTTGCGCCCGCACTTGGGGCACTCGCCGGAGAACTGCTTCCCGTCCCACTCGTACTCGACGCCCTTGTGCAGCTTGTCGAGGCGCATCTGCCAGGGGCATCGGGGGCACTGCAGGTCCCTTGAGAATATGCGCTCGGCTGAGACGAAGGCGTTGCCCATCGCCGCCAGCTCCAGGCCGAACTGCGTCACCAGAGGCAGTATCGAGTAGTCGTCCTCCAGCAGCGTCTTGAAGTCGTCCAGCATGGACGAGTCCACGCCGTGCTCCGTGTCCTTCTGCTGGACAGATATGCCGGAGACGAAATAGCTGACGACCTTCTGCAGGGCGGAGCGGTACTTGGCGTTGCGGTCCCACAGCCACAGCGCCCAGGTGAACACCTCGTCTATGGTGCGCGGGTATATATGGTTGGAATAGGTGCGGAAGGGATTGTGCAGGGAACCCCTGGCTCCCGACCTGTCTGACAGTGGATTCATGCGGTGGCCTCCGTATATACTAAAGCGGAAGGGTCGCCCATGCCCGTCTATTCAAGGCGTATCTTCTGGCCCGGGGCGATGCTGTCCACGTTGATGTTGGGATTGAGTCTCTTCACCAGCCCCAGGAACTCGTTGAAGTCCCTGCCGTAGGCTCCAAGGCGCGTCCTCCACAGGTTCCACAGCGTGTCGCCCTTGCCTATGGTGACATGGAGGGGCTCGGAGCGGAGCCTTGGACCCAGGGTGGGCCTGGTGGCGTCCTTGTCGAAGGCGGCGGCCTCGGCGTTGCGCCTGCTGACCAGCCCGGGCAATACCTTGCCGCCGGACTTGACGTACATCGTCAGGGCGCGGGCGATGGCAGGATGGTCGTTGGACCTTATGGCGGTCTCCATCGTCTCCTTGCCCCTGGGGCTGGGGCCGAGGTTGTAGTAGAAGGACATCAGCGCGGCCTGCTGCTGCGGGGTCATCTGCGCGATGTGCGGATGACGGGCATAGACCGGGGCTACGGTGCGCTTCAGGGCGTCGGACATGACGGCGCTGCTCCACTCGGGGGTGGTGTGGCCGTAGGCGTCTAGGTACTGCTGGCGCAGGCTCTGGGGCATCTGGTCCCAGCGCACGCCCTGCAGCACCGTGTTGTAGCCCCTGGCGCGGCCCTTCAATCTATCGTCTGTGTCCCAGGCCCTCGTCCAGTCCTCCAGCGAATGGCGCGGGTTGGGGTACCAGGCGATGTTCGGCTGGTTGTCCCTGTAGACGACATGCGGCATGCCCTGCAGCCTGGGGGCGCCCTGCACGGGCTTCCAGTTTTTGTCCAGGGACACGCCGCCCTCGTACTTGGATATTGCCTTG